CGTCTCGCCTTGGAAAAAAATCCGCTCAAATGGATAAAATTCTTTTTCCCCTCTTACTGCACCTATGAATTTGCCGCATTTCAAACAGCCGCTATTTTCCGACTGATTACTTACGGAGAATGGTATGAGGTATTGTCGTGGGCGCGAAGTCTGGCAAAAAGTACAATCGTGATGTTTGTCGTTTTGTTTCTTGTTTTAACCGGAAAGAAGAGAAACATTATTCTTGCATCCGCTACCCAGGACGCTGCCGTCCGGCTGCTTAAACCCTATAAAATAAATCTTGAATCAAACGGACGAATCCGGCAATACTACGGTACACAGGAGGGAATTACATGGAAAGAAGATAATTTTATAACCAAAAAGGGCGTTTCGTTTCTTGGTGTCGGCGCAGGTAACGCCCCGCGTGGTAGTCGCAATGAAGCCGTCCGGCCCGACGTTCTTTTAGTCGATGATTTTGATACAGACGAAGCCTGCCGTAATCCGGAAACCATTAAAAAGAACTGGGAATGGTGGGAAAAAGCACTGTACGGAACACGTGACCCGCAAATTGAAACACTGATAGTTTTTTGCGGAAATATCATTGCAAAGGATTGCTGCATAACCCGCGCCGGAGCAATGGCAAACCACTGGGATATTGTTAACATCCGGGATAAAAACGGAAATTCAACCTGGCCCGAAAAGAATACGGAAGAAATGCTGAGCGCAACACTGTCAAAAATCAGCACACAGGCACAGCAAACAGAATATTACAACAATCCGGTCAGCGAAGGAAAAATTTTCAAAAACTGCACCTTCGGTAAGATACCCGCCCTTTCTAAATTCAAATTTTTAGTTATCTATGGCGATCCGGCGCCGGGGGAAAGCAAGTCGAAAAAGAGCAGTACGAAATCCGTTTGGCTCACAGGCAAAAGAGAGGGAAAACTCTACATAATCAAAGGCTTTATCGGACGGGAACTAAATGCGACCTTCATAGAATGGTATGTCCAACTCTTAGAATGGGTGGCTTCCCGCGTTCCTGTTTACTGTTATATGGAAAATAATAAGTTGCAGGATCCATTTTTCAAGCAGGTTTTTAAGCCATTGGTTGCCAAAGCGCAAAAGCAGCACAATATTGTACTGAATATCAAAGGAGACGAAGAAAAGAAAACAGACAAAGCCGTCCGGATAGAAGCAAATCTTGAACCCTTAGACAGGGACGGTTTGCTTGTTTTTAACGAGAATGAAAAAGATAATTCCCACATGAAAGAACTGGTTGATCAGTTCAAACTCTTTGAAATGACACTTCCGTATGCGGCAGACGGACCCGACTGCATTGAGGGCGGTAACCGGATACTTGACCGTAAGCAAAGGGAATTGCAGCCCATATCAACAATAGACAGACAAATTTTTAGAAAACAAAATAAACACAGAATGTAATTATGAGCGCTTTTATAACAATACCGGACTATGACGCCCGGATACATCGCGAAATTTTGGACGCACTCGTTCGGCAGGACGAAGCAATTATCGAAGTTTTGGAAGATCAGTCCATCGCCCTGATGCGCAGTTATCTGAATAACCGCTACGATTGCGACCGGATTTTTTCGGAAACAGGAAACGATCGTAACAGCCTTATCTTGATGATGGCGCTGGATATAACTGTTTACAATATTTTTTGCGTTCACAACCCGCAAAAGATATCCCAAACCACCAAAGACCGGTATGATCGGGCGGTCGCATGGCTTAAAGAAGTTAATGCCGGAAGGGCGACAATCGACGGAGCTCCACTGTTGCCGCCCGATACCCTGGCAGCAAATTCTCCATGGTTAACAACCGGTAATCGTAAACGCACTAATCATTATTAACACGTAACTTTTTAAAAAAAATATGGCAAAGAGAGAACAAAATCGAATCACAGTCGGAGGCAATATGCCCCGTCCCGGACAAAACGGAGCGCGTACCATTATACTGACTCAGCCCCAGCGTTTCTATATAGACATGGCAACTTATATGAGCGCCATTCGAAATGCGGAAAATGTGGACTATTCGCGCCGGGTAAAACTGTATGACCTGTACAGCGAAATCCTGATGGATGCACACCTTGCGGCAGTCGTTGGTAAGCGCAAAAGCGCCATTCAGTTTACGCCTGTCGAGTTTAGCAGAAACGGCGTTCCCGATGACACGATTAACGAACAACTGAAATCGCCCTGGTTTTTCCGTTTCCTGTCCGACGTTTGGGACGCTCAAATATGGGGATTTTCACTCATGCAGTTTTTTATGGATGGGCAGTGGTTGAATTACAATCTGATACCGCGAAAACACGTCGATCCGGTCAAGCGTTTGATAATGCACCGGCAAACAGATATAACCGGAGAGAGTTGGGACAGTTTTGATGACCTGGCATTTATCGGCGGTCCGGACGACTTGGGAATGTTGGCGCAGGCTGCTCCGTATGTGATTTATAAACGCAATACAATGGCTGACTGGGCGCAGTTTTCAGAAATATTCGGTATGCCCATTCGTAAATATACCTACGATGGAAACGACGAGGAAGCCCGCCGGCGTGTCCTCAGTGATGCTTTTAACGAGGGAGGAGCGGCGGTTTATATACTTCCCGAAGGAAGTAATCTTGAATTTGTAGAAAGCAACAGTAAAAACGGAAGCGCCGAACTGTATGAGCGGTTCGCGGAACGTTGCAACGCCGAAGTTTCCAAACTGTTTCTGGGGAACACCCTCACAACCGAGGCCTCCGACACCGGAACGCAGGCGCTTGGAACTATCCAAAAACAGGGCGAGCGCCTGATTAATATGGCAGACCGGAAATTTATTCTCAATATCCTCAATTATGATATGACGGATATATTTTCCGCCATGGGTTTCAATACAAAAGGCGGTACTTTTGAATTTGTCGAGCCGGAGGAAATTGACGCAAAGCAAAAAATAGAAATCGTTGAAAAACTTCACATAATGGGTTTACCGATTTCACACGATTACCTCTACGAAAAGTTCGGCATCGAAAAACCGAAAAATTACGACGAACTGATCAGGCTGCAAGAACAGGATGTGATTCCGGAACCGGAGGATGAACCGGAAGGGGTTCCCCCCACGGAAAAGAAAAACTTTATCAACCGGCTTTCAGGTTTTTTCGCCCAAGCCCGGCACGACCGGGCTTTAGGGTGGTAATGAACAATCTGTATTACGATTCTCATCTCTTTGAAAACGCGGTCAATCAGTCGTTCGTATTTAATGAAGAAACGCTTAAAGCGGCTGTTCGTCGTATTTATGAAAAAAAGTTCAATCCTGTAACTGAAATTGATGAGGAAATTTTTAACGAAACCTGGAACATTTTTAATAAGGCAACAGACGAGGGGTTTGGAGTGAAAACCTACACCGACCCGGACTTTAACTTCTATCAGGAATTGCGCTATAATAACGCAGTTTTTTCGGCTTTCCGCGTACATCGTTTGCAAAATGATATAGCAGCCCGCTTGCTTGACGATAAAGGCAAATTAAAGCCCTTTGAACGCTTTGCGGCAGATGTTGCTCCAATCACAGGACACAGCGTGAAACGCTGGCTCCGGACGGAATATGATACCGCTGTTCTACGTGCACACAGGGCAGCAGACTGGCGACAGTTTGAAGAAGTAAAGGACATTCTTCCCAACCTCCGGTGGATGCCTACAACGAGCGTGAAACCCGATAAGGTGCACAGTTTATACTGGGAATCTAAATTAACACTCCCGCAAGATCATCCGTTTTGGAACGAACATCGTCCCGGAGACCGTTGGAATTGTAAGTGTTCGCTGGAGGCAACCGACGATCCGGTAAAAGGAAAACACGTCATCGACGAAGATAACCAGCCGGAGCCGGACAAAGGACTTGACAATAATCCGGGACAGGATGCTCAACTATTTAGCGATACGCATCCGTACATCGAAAATGCACACAAGGGGGCTAAGAAAGCAGTTGATAGATTTGTAGAAAAACAGTTTGAAGAAAGTAAAACAAAAGCATTTCATGAAGCCAAGCAAAAAGCACTTGAATTTTTTAAACAAACATATACGAACCAACAAATAAGCGCACCTAACTTACAGACAGGAATTTTCTATGATTCCAAAAAAGGATTAAGGGCTTTGGTTTATCATTCTGTATCTGCCAACGAAATTGAAGCCGCTATGTCTTTACCGGGCAAAATAGACCAACTGAAATTTGTAAGGGTAAGTCCATTAGGGGAAGGTAAGGATATAACCAATCCGGCAGATGTTGCCAATATTGCCAAAAAAACGAAACGAGGCGTAAAACAATACAATGTATATAAATTCAAATACAGGGGTCAGATGTATTATATTAAATTAGAGGAAACTGTACATGGAGAAGAAAAATTGTATGCGTTCACAAAAAAACCGTAAGATACCCGCGTTGATGTCAACTAACACCGTTGCCTGTATATCTCACGGCTTTAATGCTGCAAAGTTAGAAACTAAATTTCAATTAAACAACAATTAAACGATATTTTTATGACATTGAAAGATTTTTCGCGATATATTCAAACAAAAGCCAAAGAACAGGAGGAATTGATTCGCCGGCGAATGCCCGTCATTGCCGGACAAATGGCAGTATCGCACTTCAAAGAAAACTTTCAGAAAAGCGGATTTGTCAATGGTGGATTGCATCGCTGGCAACCGGCAAAACGGATCGGCATGGGGAAAGGGGCTGAAAGTAATCGAAAAACACTCACGTCCGGCCGCAATCATTTAATGAGCAGTATTTATTATG